AAGGCGCCTTGGTCACGGTGTTCAACCCACCACCGGAACTGATCAATGAAAACCTGTCGCAGTGGAGCGACATCGCCATTTATGGCGGCTACCAGAAGGCGCGCTACGGTGAACTCTTCTCGGGAAAGATCACCTACTTTGAGCACGGGAAACAAAGCCCGTTGGAAACCTACCTGAAAATACATGCCGTCATGAACGACGAAACGCTCACCATTGCCGTGGTCAATCACGCGCTGCCCGCCGGCACCACCGGAGACGATATCGTGAACGCCGTCGTGGCCGCCATGGCACCCTATGGTATTACCAAGGGGCAGATCACCGAACTGGCGAAGAAGATGCCGGCGTCCCCAAGGGGCCGCACGCTGTTCGGAATGCCGATGGACATCCTTCGTGATCTGTCTCAGACCCTCGATGCCCGCGTGTTCATCGACACCGGTAAACTCCACATGCTCGGTCCCGGTGAGCAGATCACCGGCGACGAGATCGAGCTGAACATCGGCAACGGTCTGATCAACTTCCCGTCGCAGGAAATGAACGGCGGCCTGAAGCTGCAATGCCTCTTGCATTATCAGGTCCGGCCAGGGCGGGTGATCAAGATCAACAACAAAGATTTCAATACCCCGGTCAGACAGATCACCAAGGTCAACAACCTGTTGGCGGATCAGGGGCTGGAAGCGTCCAAGGATGCCATTCAGGCGGACGGGAAATACGCGGTTCACACCGTTCGCCACCACGGCGATAATCGAGGCCAGACGTGGTATACCGACATCACCACCAACCCGATCATTCAGCCCGGCCTGTCCATCGGCGGTGGGACGTAGCTCATGGCTAACGTCCTCGAAGAATACCTTGTCAACATAAAATATGTCGTAGACAGCACCAGCCAGAACAAGGTTCTGGAAGGGCTGAAGCATTTCGCCCACTCGGTCCTTGGTATCAACCTTGAAGTTCTCACCCTGGCCGGTGCGCTGACGGAATTGACCAAGAAACTCGCTGAGGCCGGCGAGAAATGGTATTGGATGGGCCAGCAGATCGGGGCCAGCGTCGGCGACCTGATCTCTGCATCCGACGCCCTGCGGTCGCTCGGAATGTCGTCCGAGGCGGCGGTGGGAAGCCTGAATGCCTTCGCCTTCTGGACCCGATCCATGGGGCCGGCGGCAATGGCGGTGATGCGGGGTCTGGGCGTCACCGCGACCGACTTCAAAGGACAACTGCTACAGCTTGGGCCGATCCTGGCCCGAATGGGAGGTGCCGACCCGAATAATCCGAATTACTGGCGAGCGCTCCAATGGGAGCAGATGATGCACATCTCGCCGGAACTCGGCCTGCGTGTGGCACAAGGAAAATTCGCGGACGAGGAGGCCCGACGAAGAGAGGTCGGTGCAACGGTCTGGGGCGTGAAGCCCGGCCAGTTGAATGCACAATACAAGGAATACGCCGACCAAGCCGAACGCTTCATGAAGGTGATGCACAACTTCGGCTTCGCCTTCGAGGATTTATATAAATACTTCGGATTGGAACTTTTCAAACAGCTCACTCCGACGTTCGAGCATATGTTCAAGGTGTTCGAACAGAACATGCCGACGATCCGGAGTTTTATCCACCTCATTACCTCCCTGATCGGGGAATTCTTCCGGCTGGCCGACGCCGCCATCACGCTCACCTCCGCGCTCGCCCACGGGTTCTCCCAACTGCCGGGAATATTCGAGGTGGCGATTGCGGCGCTGACGCTTCTGGGTGCGCGGCTCTTGATGACCCCCATCGGGAGAATTATTGCCGGGCTGTCGTTCCTGCTCCTGCTGATGGAAGATTACATCGGCTGGCAGCACAAGATGAAATCCGCCTTCGACTGGTCTTCGGTTGACAAGGCGATCAAGACCAAGCCCGAAGAACGGTCATGGTGGCAGACGGCCCTGCATTATCTCGGGCAGGTGCTCGATTATTCTCTGGCCATCTGGCTTGGCTGGAAGGTATTTGGCGGCACGATCAGAACCGTGTTCAGGCCCATCGCGGCATTGCTCGGTCGCCTTGGTCTCGGAACATTGCTGCGCGCTGGCGGCGTGGCGGGAGCCGGCCTGCTGACCGGCGGTCTGGTGCCGGCCACCGCCATTGGCGCCGCCGCTCTGGGCGGCGCGGAAATCCTCATCGGCGCCGCCATCGGTGCATTGATCTACAAGGCCGGCGAATGGCTGTTCTCCAATACCGAAGTTCAGAACGCCCTGAAGGAAGGCGCCGAGGGCTTCTGGGATTTCATCAAGGGGCTGTTCGCGAACCAGGAGGAAGCCGATCCGACCGGTGGATCGGTGAACCAGCCGAAAGGTCTGTGGAACCGTGTGACCCAAGGAGCGGGTGGCATGGGTCCGGCAGGCGATCCGGTCAAAGAAGCCGACATGATGAAGACCCTGACCAGCAAATACGGGCTGAGCCGGGAAGATGCCGCCGCGTGGATCACCAACTGGGAAGCCGAAAGCGGTCTTCGCAGCGACATCACCAATCAAGGGGGTGGATATAATCCGGCTTCCACCCGTGCCTACGGCCTGATGCAATGGATTGGCCCGAGGTTGCAGGCATTGAAGAAATTTGCCGCAGATCGCCATCTAGACATCCGCCAAATGGACACTCAGTTGGCGTTCTGGTGGCAGGAAACGCACGAGAACCCGACCTACAAGAACATCATGGCACATGTCGCCGCCGCAAAGGGCCGGCATAAGGCCGAAGTTGTATTTCATGAGGCCGAAAGCGGCGGTGACCCCAGCTTGGAACACGATCTTCCCGGCCACACCAAAAATTGGGAGCGTATTGCTAACCTTCCCGACACCCCTTCCACCGGCCCGCCAAGAATGGGAGGTGGACCGGTGGTGCAGAACAATAAAACCGACATCAACATCACCCATGGGCCAACTGCCGCCTCCACCGCCGCTGCCGTGGCGGACAAGCAGGATCAGGTGCATCGTGATCAGGTGCGAACCTTGCGTCACGCGGCGGTGCGATAGATGAGCGGTATTCTCGGCGTCGGCACCGGACTGCTGCAAGGTTCTGCCGGCAGTCTCATCAGTGGCGTTTCCCAGGCATTTCCGGCGGTCATGCAGCAGACCGGCCTGGGTGGTCTGCTGGCGTTCATCCGTCAGCCGAGAAGCATCGGCACGATCATCCCGGACGTGACCATCGAAGAGAATTTCGAGGATCGTCTCGCCGTCACGTCGCATCCAGTGGCAACCGGCAGTCCCATCCAGGACCACGCCTACCGTGAGCCACGACAATGCACCATGCGGATTGGCTTTACCAACGCCAATCCGGTCGGCGGTGCCGTCAGTGGTCTGCTCAGCGGTGGCGGCGGCCTGCTGGGCAGTTCTGGCGGTGGGCTGCTGTCGGGTGACATCGCCGGAGGTCTGACCGGCGCGGCCAACGGCTTGATCTCCTCGGCCTTAGAGCAACGTGCTCAGGACATGTATAAGAAACTGCTGGATTTGCAGTTCACCGAGGCGGCGTCGTTCGCCTCCACCGGTCCCCAGGCGGGAACGCCAAACCAGCAGAGCAAGACCGGCACGGTCATTCCATTCCAACTGACCGCCGGAAAACGCACCTACCCGTCGATGGTGATCACCAGCATCAGCGTCAGGAACGACCACCGGACAGAATACGCCTGCATTCTGGAAGTGCGGATGCAGGAAGTCATGTTCGTCTCGGCGTCACTGTCCTCGCAGCCAAGCGGAGACAATCAGGGCAAGCCAAGCCAGACACAATCGCCTGACAAAACCGGAGAAACCCAGCCAACCGGGGAGACCACGCTGCACAGCGGCTTTGGCTTTCTAGGCAAAGTTCCCGGATTTCTCGGAGACCTCATCAGTGGCATCACAGGAAACCCATGAGCGGCACCTTCACACCCACCTTCTATGAAATACCATTGAACGGCCGGCCACAGGTCTTCCCGATCACCCTGGCCGGAAATCCTCTCCGTCTGACCTTCAGCTACCGTGACAGCCAGATCGGCATGGGCGGCTGGGTGATGGACGTGGCCGACAGCGGCGGCGTGCCGATCCTGTGTGGCGTGCCGTTGGTCACCGGAGCCAATCTCTTGCAGCAATATGACTATTTGGAGTTTGGTGGCGTGCTGTTCGTCATGACCGACGGCGACCAGGATGCGGTGCCGGGGTTCACCACCTTGGGCCAGATACCCGGAAGCCATCTCTATTGGATGCCCTTGCCAGGATCACCTTCGCCATGAGCGTCACCACCGCGAAAAATCAGCAGTCCTCTACCACCGTATTAGACAATCGGGAACGTCGCGCTGATCCGTTGGAGGCCATTCAGTCCGGCCTGGACGGACGACAGGCACAAATACACACCGGAATGCCGGGGCAGATCGTCAAGTATGATGCCGCGAAGATGACCGCCACCGTGCAGCTTGCCATTCAGGCGGTGCAGACCCAGAAGGACGGCACCAGGAAGAACATTTCCATCGCTCCCATCCAGGACGTTCCGGTGATGTTTCCCGGCGGCGGCAGCCACACCTTTACCTTTCCCATCGCAGCCGGTGACGAATGCTGGGTGGCGTTCTCGGAACGGAACATCGACGCTTGGTTTCAGCACGGTGGACCGAAGCCGCCGCCGGACTGGCGAATGCACGACATCAACGATGCGGTCTGTTTTGTCGGGCTGCGCAATCAATCTCGGGTGCTAGGCGCGGATGGCAAAGCGCCGGTCGCCAGCAAAGATACAACCACGCTGCGCAGTGATGACGGCAAGACCGTCGTGCAGATCGATGGTCCGAACAACGCGATCACCCTTTATGCCGCCGGCCAGACCGAAAGCGTGGTATTCGTGGACGGCAAGAACCAAGCGATCACCACGATGGCGGGTGGCACAAAGACTGTGGTCGATGGCTCCGCTAATACGATCACCGTGACGGCGGCAACCGTGACGATGAGTGGCGATCTCCATGTGATGGGTGAGGTGTGGGGCAAGTTCCAGAGCGGCCCTGTGTCGGTCACGCAGCACATTCACAAGGCACTCAACCAGCCGCCGAATGTCGGCACGTTTGCGATACCCGCTGAGCCGCCGGTCATTACCGGAAGCTATGGCGGCATCGCGGCACTGAAGAACCTTTTACAATTTCTCGACCAACGCGGCGACATCGTGGATCAAAGCACATGAGCGAAGAACCGAACCTGGAGCGTGACTTTCAGGAGACTGTGCTGATTTCACTGGCACGCATCGAAGCCATGCTGAAGCAAATGCTCGATCAGCAACTCCTTCCGGAAAAGCCAGAGCGGGGATTTGGGAATTGAGATACCGGAAGCTCGATCCGGTGACCGGCGACTATCGCTTCGGGCGCGGTCAAGGGGATTTTTACGTCAACGTCCCAGAGGCGGTCGGTCAGAGCGTCTACACCCGGCTTATGCTGTGGACCGGCCAGTGGTTTGCCGACCTGACTGAAGGCACACCATGGGGCGCCGAGGTATTGGGAACCAACACCCGCTGGACGCGGGACATCGTGGTGCAGGAACGGGTGCAGACCACCTACGGTGTGACCGACATCGCCGCCTACGCCTCGACGGTCAACGTCAACCGACGTTCCTTCACCGCCGCGATGACCGTGGACACCATCTACGGCACCGTGGTCTCAGTCCTGGCACCCTCCCTGCCCGCCACCATCCCGCCGTTGCCGGCACCAACTGTCGCGGCTCATCTGCTCGGCCTTGTCGGTGGCAACCCACCGAAGACCGGAACCGAGATGCAGCCGGCAGACCTAACCGCATCCGGTCAGGCACAGATCACCGACTTTCAGGTCACACGGGCAGACAGCGGGAGCTTCTGATGGACATCACAACCTCCCCGGTCATGGTCGTGATCCCCGGTCGAAGCCCGATGCCCCTCGTCCCGGCCCGTGGAAGGCCCGTGACGGCCGAGAAGCCGGCCCCCGCCCCTTACACCGCCCCTGGGCCTCCACGGCTTCCAGCGGCTCCCCAGCCGCTCCGGGTGCTGGCCAAAGGCCCCGAGCCGAAGGTGAAGCCAAAGGAACCGCCCAAGGCTCCGGTCATCCTCTACGTGCCGCCCACACCATCCCCTCAGGTTGAGCCGTCTTGGCGGCTGGTCTTCACGGCACGGGTAGAGATGGCACGGAAGGCGGCACCGGCACCAAAGGCTCCGGCCCCGCCGCCTTATGTTCCCACCAATTTCGCGACTTACGTGGGACTTATTCCAAGCGGTGGAACCTTTGTCACATCAACACCAGCTAACCTGTTGATCGGGCCGGTAACTTACATTGCCGACTTCACCATTCATGCGCTGGACGCGGGAACCTACCTATGAGCGGAACGGTTTCGCAGACTGCCGCCTATGTTGATAGCACCGGCATCCACGCGCCCAGCTATCAGGATTTGGTCGGCTTCCTGACCAGCCAGTTCCAGGCGATCTACGGTGCCGACATCGTAGTGTCGCCGGACAGCCAGGACGGGCAATTGATCGGCATCTTTGCCCTGGCGCTCAGCGATCTCAACGCCGCCTGCATCGCGGTGTATAATTCCTTCAGCCCATCCACCGCCCAAGGCGTGGGACTGTCGTCCAACGTCAAGATCAACGGAATGACCCGTGCCATTCCGAGCCAGTCCACGGTGCAGCTTCTGGTGACCGGCGTGGCCTATACGGTCATCAACAACGGTGTCGCCAGAGACGATGCCGGGAATTCATGGGCACTGCCATCGGCGGTGGAAATCGATGCCACCGGACAGATCACCGTCACCGGCACATGCACGGTTCCCGGTGCGGTATTCGCGCTGCCCAACACGATCACCGAGATTGCCACCGTCACTCTTGGCTGGCAGAGCGTGACCAACCCGGCTGCCGCCGATCTTGGGGCACCATTGGAAACCGATGCGGCGCTGCGTCAGAGGCAGGCGACCTCTACGGCGGTGCCGTCTGTGACCGTGCTGTCTGGTATTGTCGGCGCGGTGCTGAAGCTCTCCGGTGTGACCTCGTGCGTGCCGTATGAGAACGACACAAATACCGATTATACAACCGCGCCAATCACCACGACCACGACCGCTCTGGTGGCGTCGGGCGCAACGGTTATCCCGGTGACTTCGGTTGCTGGAATGGCAGCGGGCCAACCGATTGCCGCCGCCGGAATTCCGGCTAACACGACCATTTCTTCGATTGCGGCGCTGAATGTCACGATCTCGCACGCAACCACCGCCAGCATCGCATCTGGTGCGACGATCACCGTCACCGGACCAGGAACGCCGCCAATCGGTGAAGGTCCATTGCCGCCGCATTCCATCAGCCTCGTGGTCCAGGGCGGCGATCCGGTGGCAATCTGCAATACCATTCTCATGCACAAGACGCCCGGTTGCTACACCTACGGCACGACCAGGAGAACGGTGGACGATGGTTACGGCCTGCCCCACGACATCGGCTTCTACATTCCGACGCCGGTCAATGTCGGGGTAAGCATCAATCTGAAAGCCGGCGCGGGGTATTCCAGCATCATTGGAAGCCAGATCAGCGCCGCCGTCGCCTCCTACATCAATGCTCTCGGCTCCGGCGAGCCGGTGGTGTGGAGTAAGCTGTGGCTGCCGGCCAACCTGTGCGACTGGACCACGGGCGTTCCGACCAATGCCACCGGCACATACGACATCACCCAGATTATTCAGGGCACGCCGCCAAGCGGCACGGCGGTGGGCTACGCCATGACGAATATTCCCATCAGTATTTTCCAGATCGCACAGTGCCAAGTCTCTGACGTGATCGTCCACGCCTCGTGACGCTCTACGAATACATTGCGCTGATCCCGTCGTTCAACGCCGGGAAGCCGCGTTTTGTCAATACTCTGGCGGCGTTGATCCAGCCGCTCATCGACGCCCAGGATATGCTGGCTTCGCTGACGGCGGACTTCGACCTCGACACCGCGGTCGGCGTGCAACTCGATATCGTGGGTCAGTGGCTGGGTCGCACGCGATATCTGACCGAGCCGATCACCGGGGTCTACTTCGCATTCCACACCGCCACCGACCCGGTGCAGCGAGACGGTTTCGATCAGGGTATTTGGCTCGGTCCCTACGATCCGACCACCAAGATCATCGCCATGCCGGACGATGCCTACCGGAAAATATTGAAGCTTCAGGCCATCGCCAATCAATGGGATGGCACGGTTCCGTCCATTCAGGAAGCGTTCAACAACGTCTTCCCCGGCGTGGTGGTCCAGGACATGGGCGACACGTCCGGTGGCCTTATGGTCATGGACGTGCTGATCCCTGGCATCGAGATGAGCAGTCTGGAACTTGCCGCCCTGGAGCAAGACTTTCCCATCAAGCCGTCCGGGGTGCGGGTGAACATCATCGAAAGCAGCGTCACCACCACACCGCTGTTTGGCTTCAACGTGGACGGTAGCATCATCGGCGGCTTCGACCACGGCTCATGGGGCGTCGTGATCCAATCGACGTAAGGGAAACAAATGGCAACCAACGACTTCCTCGCGTTCGCGGCAGACCCTGCGGCCAACGTCATGCTGCAAACCGACTACGCGGCAACCGGCTTCACGCCGCGTATTCTGGGCTTTCAGACCGGCACCGCGCTCAGCATTCAGTTGAACAAGGTCTGGCGGCAGGCCAGCCTGATCTCGGCCATGATCGGCCAGTTTCCCGTCACGTCGATTGGCGCCGACATGAAGGACGATGGAAGCGCGGCAGGTCAGGCGGCGCTCCTGACGAACTTCACCAATGCCGTTGCCCAGGTCGGCGGTGCCGGCCTCGCGGGGAAATACCTGCCGCTTACCGGTGGAATACTGACCGGCTCTCTCGGCATAAACGCGGGGGCAAACCAACTGTATATTGCCGGCACAACCGGTAGCCATGCCATTGCCACGATGACGCGGAACCCTGGTTTGGTGGCACGGTGGGAAGCGTTGTCGAATAATCAGGCACGCTGGACGCTGGACATCGCCGACGGGACACCCGAGACAGGGAACAATCTCGGCAGCAACTTCTCCATCTCGCGATACAACGATGCCGGTGCCTATCTGGAAACTCCGTTCTCGATTGCCCGTTCAACCGGGGTGGTGCAATTTACCCATTCGCCCCAGGTCAACGGCGGCCCACTGCCCTACCTGCCAATCGGCGGCGGCACTCTGACCGGCGCGCTTGGTCTTCCCCTGCCGGGCATCTATTACAACGGCACCGCCGGTCACTGGATCGCATTCGATTGGGATGGCAGCTTTGTCCGAACCTGGGTCGATAGCGGTGCCGTGGTTTACGAACTCGCTTCGACCTCATGGGTCAATTCGGTTGTTGGCAACTATGTCAACAAGGGCGGCGACATCATCTACAATTGGTTCGAAGCGGATTGCAACGTCACCATTGATGGATCGCTGTTCAATCGCTCGACGGTGTATTTTTCCAACCTCAGCGACTTCGCCAATTTCACCGGAGGCAACTGGCGGTATAGACAGTGGGCCGGCAATTGGTATGACGCCTGGGACGGGGCCAGCGGCACAAGAATTTGGGTCAATGGTCCCACCGGCACCAACATGACATTGGACCCGTATGCCAATCTGGCGATCAGCGGCACCATGCACGTCTACGGCGGTCGTCTCGCGGTTGGCCAATATGGCTCGATCTCGGTCTATCATCCCAACACCAGCCAAGGGCTGTGGGCCGCAGCGGACGGTCTGTGGTTCGGTTGGAACGACAACAGCGCCAACCCTCAACGTGGCCTTCTTCGCCTGGGAAACGACGGCGTGCTGGCGAGTTGGTATGGCATTGTCAGCTACGGCTGGATACAGAGCAGCCAATGGGCATCATTCGGCTCCGATGTCACGGTCGGCGGCCACCTTCAGGTCAACAGCAATGCCGACATCAACGGCTACATGAACAGCCAAAGCTGGGTGCATGCCCACGGCGATATGTGGTGCGATGGCAATTTCACCGCCAATGGCTGGGCCACTTTCCAGAACCCGACCAACGTCTACGGCCCAGGCCGCTTCATGGTGCATTCCAATCAGCCGGCGATTGGTCTTGATTTCGTCGGCAATTACGGCATGGGCATCTGCATCAATTACGCCCTTGGCGCCGCGATGGTATTTACCATGATGGACGGTGGCGCCAACCCGACCGGCTGGCTCGGCTTTCTCAATACCGCCGGCGTCTGGGGCGGCTATTATTTCCAGACCGTCT